TACGGCAAAGCCCTTGTCAACCAGTTCAAGCGCCAAGTTCATTGCATCTGCCTGACACTTAGCCTCGTTGTACCATATATTGTTCGTATTTGCGACGACCACACAGGATTGCGCCTCCAATGTCGAGCATATCAGGAGGGCCGCGAGGAACATGACTATTTGCCGCCGTTCATATTTATGTGGTCTCGGCCGATGTATTTCAACTCACTTTCTATGACCGCTATTCGCGCCTTCAGTTTATTGATCTCGCCAATGGCCATTGTCATAGATGCCAGCTCATCCCAGAGGTCGTCAATCTCATCGAAAGCATATTCCAATTCCATGGCGTTGTCTTGAACGTCCCGCTTCAGGTTCACGTTGTCCTCAATAGCCATCTTGGAACCAATCTGACCTACAGTCTCCTCAAGACTGGCAATAGTTGCAGCCTGCTGGCTTACCCACCAGACACCCGCCGCTAACTGCACGGCCATAGCCGCCACGAGGGCGAGAGGTAGTTTGATGTTTTCCATTACTTTTTCAGCCCCTTCACTGTGCGGATGCCAAAGCTCGCCGCAATGGAAGCGTACATTGCCCACTGAAACCACTGAGGCGCAGCGTCCAAATTAGCGAAACCCTGTGCCATGTAGGGCTGTATGCCCGGTATGAAGCTGCCAAGCACGATGGCTATGAACGCCACGGTCCAAGCCTCATCCTTCCACGAATTGTTGCTGGCCTCGATAGCGGCCTGCTCCCAACTGATCTCGCCAGTGGCGATTTTCATCTTAGTCTCAGCTTCCGCTTTCTTCACGGCAGTCTTGCCGTCAATGTAGCTGGCAGCAAGCCCTCCGAGTGATCCGATTATTTGCCCGATCATTTCTTGGCCTCCATTGCATTAAATCCAAAATATGCAGCGACAACGCCTGAAGCCGCCACAACGTAGACCGCAGCAATATCCGCAATCAAGCCAGCGGCATCGCCTAGGCCCGCCGCAGAGGCTCCCACGATGGCGAAAGGGTATAACAGCATACCAGAAGCGCAGGCAGTAGTTAAACGCCGCTGCGTGTCGCGCTTTGCGTCTGCGTCTTCCATGCGTCGGCGGCGGTCTTCCAGCATGATCTCATATTCATTTGGATCAATCTTGCCGTTGCCATTTAAGTCATATTCAGTCATTGCGTGTCTCCTACTATCCTAAAGCACTGCAAATATTCATTGTTCTTTGTCACCAGAACCGCCGCGCGAGCCAGCTCATCAAAGCACTCTTTCTCGCTGCTATATTGACCCACCTCAAAGTGAATGACGTTTGCAGAAAGTTGGAACCAAAGTAATAACCACATTATCTGACCTCATCCGCAAGCAACGCTGCAACCCAAAACAAGCCGCCGCTGCCCACGGCAAAAACTGTGCAGGCGATTGCAACTGTAATGAAGTAAAAGATGCGGTCACGTTTTGCTGCCTGCTCCTCAAGCGCACGCTTCTGCCGCGCTCTGGCTGCGCCCATCTCACGTTGCACTGTCTCCCACATGCCCGGTGGACCGTACAACCGGCAATGGCTGCGGAGCGTGTCCATAGCTTCCTTATGTTTCATCTTCGCATTCGCAATTGCGAAGCCTTCCTCTTCAGTAGAGGTGAGCCTGCCCAACGGCCCTTTGTGTCGGCCTTGCTCCGCGAGGTGAATGTCAGCCTCTAATTTGGCCAGCTTGCCAAACTGCGGAAGCACAGAGCCAACATCTTTGCCCGCCTGCACAGCGGAGCTGATCCCGCCTGCGATAGTGCTAACCGCACTTGCGAGAGCGAGAACCTCAATCATCTTACCGCTCCATTAGTCGGTCAATTTTTTCTTCAAGCCGATCAAACTTATTCATAATTTGAGAAAGAACCTCAGAGCTGTCAGACTTTGTGACGTATTCTTTAGCCATTTCTTCGCGGGTTCTATTCAGCAGAATACGAAGGCGATCCAGCTCCTCACGTTGTGTCTTTAACCACCAGCTAATGCCAGCGATTACGACTCCAAAAAGTATATTCAAGATCGCGTCCATTTCCATTTTAGTAACTGCCTTCCCAGACCCGAAGGGCGCTAAATTCGTTGCTTGCCAACTTACGTTTTAACACATCTTTGACCGCTTGTGTATCAGTCCAAGACACGCCCGCCTCTTTAAGCCATACGGACAGCAAACCCATGTCTACGTTGCCGACATGCTTGTAGTCCGAGCCAAAGCTGTTTTGCGTCACTTCACGCGCTTGTGCCGCGTCCTTGAGCATATGGGATGCGTCAAAGGTTTTCTTGATAATGATCTTATCATCGTCAACGGTAAACTTTTCAGAGACCTTAGTTGAGTGATTTGCTTTTAACATTGATCGACCTTTTAGTTGGCTTTTTGGCAACCTTCGCGCCATTGGTTTTTGCGGGTTTAGCTGGCGCAGCGGCCACTGGCTTTACCTCTTCCAGCACAGTTAAGATGGCTGGGCGAATTTTGGTGATTTTCTCAATTTCTTCGTCGGAGAGAATAACTGTTTCGCCCTTCTCAATCCGGCCTTTGCTGCACTTCATCTTCAGCGCATTTACAATAACTTTTTTCATTTAATCCTCCAGATGGCGAAAGGGGGCGACACAGGCCGCCCCCAATTTACACAATTAAGAAGTTGTGTTGTCGAAGATGCCGCCGTTGGCAGCTTCATTTTTGGCGCAAAGTGTAAGTTCTGTCACAACTTGGCGAGTAGTGTTGTCGCCAGTTTTTGCCAAAGCTACGTTCTTTGTGCCGCGCAGGGATGCGATTTCCCACATATCATCTTGCATGATGAAGATGTCACGGGAACGGTTCTCACGGCTTGGCATAAATTCTACGCTTCCCCAAGGGGTTACATATACTGCCAAGGATTTGATAACACGCTCATCGCCAGCTTGAACTGCTGAACGCTGGTTGTTGTTACCTGTGAAGCCCAGAGCTACATTCATTTGGAAAGCAGACAAGTAAACTGTGTCTGGCTTGCCGCCTTCTTCCCAGATGGACTGCATAACGCCGTCGAAACGAGCCTGCGAGAACGCAACCAAAGTTGTGGTCTCATCTGTACGAGCGTCTGTACCGTCGCCAGTTGGGTCAGCACCTTCGTTAGCACCGAAGTCGGTGTTGGTGGTGATCCATGCAGGAGCGCCAGCAAGTTCACGGGCTGTGGTGGAGTTACCAGCAGCGCGGGCATTGTTGTCGAAAAGTGCTTTTTCGATGTCCAATTTTTGCTCTTTGGCGATTTTCAAAGTTTGGTATGCAACTTCTTTTGCACGACCAGCTTTGTCCAAACCTTCGTCTGTGTCTGGAACGACAACAGCGTTTTTGAAGATTTGTGTGTAGTTACCGAGACGTGTTGTTGCAGAGCGAGCTTCGCCTGCTGTTGCGTCACCCTCAATGTGAGCGTTTGCAGCGGAAGCACGAAGGCTATCTGTCTGCCATTCTACCAAAGTGTTCTTGGCAGATTTTTTAGCAGACTTGCTGTAAAATGGAGTTTCCTCTGGTGAAATGTTATGGATAACATTGCTGAGGTCTTCACGGATGCCGACAGAATCATAGCTGTCGAATGTGTTTGCTGGCTGTGCCATTAGTGTGTCCTTTCAAAGACTTACTGATTTAATATCAAGCTCAATGCGTCGTTGATTGAGCCTGTTTTTTGCAAGCGCGTTTGCGCCTTACTACGAGTTGCAGCGTTGCCGTCAGGTCTCTTCTTTGCACCAGCTTTCACCACGGGCCGGGCTTTCTTGCCTTTGGCCTGTACTGATTTGCGTTTTTCAACCAGTTCACGATACTTCAGAGCATCGTTCAAAATGCGTGTCTCAACGGCAGTTTTTACAGAACCAAGCTGGTCATCTGTGAGACCGTAGTGCTGCTTCGCCTTGTTCGACGTATTTTGAATAAACGCAGACCGTTTTTCTGGGTCTGCGAACTCAGGTATATACCGCTGCAACTCTTCGGCCTGCTGTTGGAGTTGGGCCATTTCAGCCTCTCTTTGAGCTTGCGTCTGTTGCTGCTGAACAGCCTGATACTGTTGCATGTTCTGGTCGTATTGAGCTTTCGCCTCGTCATACTTGAGCTTTTCCTCCATATACCCAATTGGGTCACTTTCGAATAACTCGCGTGTTGGCGGGGTTGGGGCTACATTACGACCTTCTTGCGCCTGCTGGTACAAAGCAGCGACTTGCTGTTGCTGCTGTTGCAATACGGCTGCCTGTTGCTCGATTTGCTTTCGCGCCTCGGCAACTTCTTGGAACCGTTTATTAATTGCCGCCTGTCCCGCGTATGATTGCTTCAACTCATCCAGTGTCCGCTGTTCAGTTTTTCCGTCAACCTTGACGGTATAAACATCGGTGTCTTGAGCGCTTGCCTCTACAGGGTCTTCGTCGTCAATTTCAACATCATCAAGATCATATTCTTGATCTTCATCTTCGCTGGATGCTTCAACGTCATCTTGCCCTTCACCCTCAGCTTCGACTTCCTCAACCTGATCGTCATCGGGTTCAGTGATCTCACTTACGGCTTCGTCAAGATTATCGCCACCAGAGGTTTCCTCTGAGGTTGCTAGTAGGCTATCTACTGCTGCGTCTAGGGTAGTCGATTCCATCGGTGCTACTTCCTTTGTTTGCGATCCAAAAGTGTCTCTGCCGCAAGAGCGGCGTCGAGGTTCACTTCGATCTGGTTAAGCGCACGGATTATCGCGTGCGCCTCCTCACGGGCGGCCACGTCAGCCGCCCCACTGCTTGCGAAAATCTGCATTTGATTTTCGCGCACACTCTGCATGAACTGCTTAAATGCAGTATCGTTTTTTAAACGACGTGCCTCATCGGCCTCTATGCGTATCTCTGTTGTCATTGCGGTGTACCTTGCGACATTGCGCCGATCATAGCGCGTGTCTTATCTTGCTCCGCCTGAATGCCTGCAACATCAACGGCGGTCCCATATTCGCCATAAATCTTTGCCGCGTTAACCAGCAGGTCTTGCGCCATCTGATCCCGCTTGAGGTCATCGTTGGCCGCTGCCTTCTGCATGTCGAGTTGCAACTTAGCCATGTCTGTTTGCGCCTTTGTCTGCGCCTTCATTTGTTCAGCCTGCAAGAACGCAGCGTTTGGATCGGATGCCTGACCCTGCTGGGCCTGTGCCTGCTGCTGCATCTGCAACATCTGCATTTCAATCTCTGGCGTGATCGGTGCAAAGTAACGGTCGGCGTTGCGTATGCCCGACACAGCCAGCTGATCTGCCAATGTGTTGCGAATGTTGGTCAAGCTAACCAGGCCATTCATCGGGCCGTAGTTTTGGTAAACCATCGTTTGCATTTGCAGAGCTTGCGAGAGGGCTATTGCCTTCTCCTCCTCACGGCCAGTGCCGAGTCCTACGTTGATGCTCACGTCCATTGACTGATCCCAAACGCGCGGATCAACAGGCACAAACATGCCGTTCATCCGCATCATCTGCTCTTCGTCAACATTCTTGCTCATCAAGCGCAGCATGATGCCAAATAAATCACGCATCCCATCGGCAAGGTTGCGCACCATAACCTCAACCTGACCCGCTGCGGCCTGCACAGTGGCCTGCACAGCAGCCTTTGTGGTTGACTGCATTGCATCTGGGTCAAGGCCCATTGAGGCTCTGGAAACGCCTGTCTTGCTCTCTACGAGGCCGTCTAGGTATGTCAGAGCGCCAAGTGTCTGGCCTGCGGTAAATGGAACGGACAATTCTTGAACCGCGCCGGGCTGGCGCATACGAACGATTGCGCCGATCTCGTTGTTCAGAACGTCGTCAATATTAACTGCGCCCTCAACGATGCCGAGTCGAGGGTTGTTTGTCATCGCCACGTTATCAAGGATTGAACGCAACACAGATGTGGCAGCGTCTTGGTCATCCATAACAATCTCAGCCAGTGAGCGGCCATAGAATGTGTGTGGCTCGGGGTCGATTTCAAACTTAGCAAACGGCAACTCATCGCATGGCTCAACGTCCAACAGATCGTAAGATGTTCCGCCGCATGTTAGCTTTTGAAGGACGGGTATGCCTGTGCCTTCAACGTCAATGCGCATGTACGCTTCCGTCACGGTCACATTCTTCATTGTCGGGTCTTGCTCTTCCTCGTCGGAAGTATCCATTTCGTAGCCGCGCCGCTCATACGTCTCGGCCTCTGTCATCTCAGACCCGCTTTCTAAGCCATCCAGATTAAACACAACGTCAGGATCGTAGCCCATAGCAATCAAGTCGCCAGCGCGCATGTCTGTGCGGTGCGCAACTATATACGCATCGTCAAAGCTGCGTGCGTCACGGTTGATGAAAAACTCTTCCGGCGGCACGCTCTCAATGCACAACTTGCCTTTTTCTTTTTGGTAGCTGAGCTTGACGCTATGGGTTGGAAGCTCCACTTCCATACCCATAGCGTCCATAGACACAGACATTTCAGTGCTATGCTCAAGAACAGTGACGTTATCGTCTGCC